ATGATTTTAGGTACAGATAAATTATTAAAATGGGAAATGTCAAAAAACATGATGCGTCCTAAAAGTGATTACACTAAAGTAAAAATGAACTACGCTATTGTTGCGCCTAGAATGTACGAAGGTAGGATTGATTCTTTAGTAAAAAGAATTACTGGTTTTGCTGATATGATTCAGTTAACTCATTTAAAACTTCAACAAGTAATGTCACGTATGGTACCTGATGGTGTTTATTTAGATGCAGACGGTTTAGCCGAAGTTGATCTAGGTAATGGTACTAATTATAATCCACAAGAAGCTTTAAATATGTTTTTCCAAACAGGTTCTGTTATTGGTAGATCATTTACTTCTGATGGTAATTTAAATCCAGGTAAAGTACCTATACAAGAAATAACTTCTGGATCTGGTGGTAATAAAATGCAAGCGCTTATAGGTAATTATAATTATTACTTGCAAATGATAAGAGATGTAACCGGGTTAAATGAAGCTAGAGATGGTAGTATGCCAGATAGCAATGCTTTAGTAGGTGTTCAAAAATTAGCAGCTGCAAATAGTAATACAGCTACAAGACATATACTACAAGCTGGTTTGTTTTTAACAGCTGAAACAGCCGAGTGTTTATCTCTTAGAATATCAGATATTATAGAGTATTCACCAACTAGAGACGCTTTTATACAAGCAATAGGAACTCATAATGTTGCTACTTTAAATGAAATGAAAAATCTTCATTTATATGATTTTGGTATATTTTTAGAACTAGCTCCAGATGAAGAAGAAAAAGCTATATTAGAGAATAATATACAAATGGCATTGCAACAAAAAAATATAGAGTTAGAGGATGCTATTGATATTAGAGAAATAAAAAGTATTAAATTAGCTAATCAACTTTTAAAAATACGTAGAAAAAGAAAGTTAGATAGAGATCAAGCTATTCAACAACAAAACATGGATAGACAAGCGCAGCTAAACCAACAGTCAGCACAGGTTGCAGCGCAAGCAGATGTTCAAAAAAATCAAGCGTTAAATACTGGTAAAGCAGAGTTAATGCAAGTTGAAGCTCAAATAGAAGCTCAGAAAATGATTCAAGAAGTTGCCATGAAAAAAGAATTAATGGAATTAGAGTTTCAATATAACATGCAACTTAAGAACATGGAAGTTGAAGGTATAAAAAGTAGAGAAAAAGAAAAAGAAGATCGTAAAGACGAAAGAACTAAGATACAAGCTACACAACAATCAGAAATGATTGACCAAAGAAAAAGTGGAAAACCACCTAAAAACTTTGAGTCTTCAGGTAATGATATACTAGGAGGCGGGATTGATTTAGGAGGATTTACACCTAGATAAGTTTATTAATTATTATTATATTATATTATGGAAGAAAATAAAGAACAAGTAGTTGAAGAAACTACACAAGAAACAACTGAACAAGTTGAAGAAACTAAATTTGAGTCTGCTGATGACGATAGTGTTGTTAAAGTTGATTTAAATAAACCACCAACACCAAAAGAAGAAAAAAATGAAACTAAAGAAGACAACGCTGACGACAGCGGAGTGGTTGCAGAGTCTGAAAATGCCGAGCCCGCACAAGAACAAGAAGAAGTACAGCCGGAAGCAGAAACACAAGAAGCTCCAACGTTAGAAGAAATAACTGAAGATTCAACTGAAGAAGAAGTTGCAGAAGTTGAAGAAAAAATTGAAGAAGCTGTTGCTGAAGCTGAAGCCACTGGTAAAGCATTGCCAGAAAACATACAAAAGTTGGTAGACTTTATGGAAGAAACTGGTGGTGATATAAATGATTACGTAAAGCTAAATCAAGATTATAGTAAGTTGAATGATAATGAAGTTTTGTATGAATACTATAAACAAACAAGGCCTCATTTAAACAACGAAGAAATTAACTTCCTTATGGAAGACTCGTTCTCTTATGATGAAGAAGAAGATGACGAAAGAGACGTGCGAAGAAAAAAATTAGCGTTAAAAGAGCAAGTTGCCAACGCTAGAGCCCATCTGGACGGGCAAAAGTCCAAATACTATGAAGAAATCAAAGCTGGTTCAAAGCTTACGCCTGAACAACAAAAAGCTTGGGATTTTTTTAATAGATATAACAAAGAGTCAGAAGCAACTCAAAAAACAGTTAAAAAAAATACTGATATTTTTACACGAAAAACTAACGAGGTTTTTAACGACAAGTTCAAAGGTTTTGAATACAATGTCGGTGATAAAAAATATAGGTTTAATGTAAACAATGCTGAAGAGGTTAAAAATACTCAAAGTGATATAAATAATTTTACTAAAAAGTTTTTAGATAAAAATTCTACATTATCAGATGCTAAGGGTTATCATAAGTCTTTATTTACAGCAATGAATGCTGATGCTGTTGCAAAACACTTTTACGAACAAGGAAAAGCTGATGCTATGAAAAATAGTGTTGCTAAAGCTAAAAACGTTGATATGAATCCAAGACAAAGTCATGGCACAGTTGAAGCGGGAGGTATAAAAGTAAAAGTGTTAGGTGATAATTCTTCTGATTTTAAGTTTAAAATTAAAAACAATAAATAACATTTAAAATTAAAAAATTATGGCAATTACAGGAGGAAGTTTGTTAAATAGTGTACCTTCTCCACAGAAGCAAACACTACAAACAAACTACTTAGATTTTACGGGTACCACTGATGTAACGTGGGCTCAACAATACCTGCCAGACTTGATGGAAAAAGAAGCTGAGGTTTTCGGACCTAGAACAATTTCTGGTTTCCTATCACAAGTTGGTGCAGAAGAGGCTATGACATCTGATCGTGTCGTTTGGTCTGAACAATCAAGATTACATTTATCGTACAAAGGTAACGTTAACTCAGCTACTGCTGGTGCTGATCCTGGTACAGGTGTATCTAACATCGCTCAAGTTACTATTGAGGCTGACATTGATGAAACTTCAGGTTTTACAGCTGCTAATCATGGTATTAGAGTAAACGATACTATTATAGTAGCTAACTCTGACGGTGTTTTCAAATGTTTAGTATCTGTTGTTAATGGTGCTGTACTTGATGTATTACCTTACGGACAGTCTGCATTATCAGCTAATACTACGTCAAAAGCAACAACTGTATTAGTTTATGGTTCTGAGTTTGGTAAAGGTATGAATTATACAGCTGCTGCTGGTACTAATAACACTACTGATCAAAGAGGCGCTAATGAGCCTGACTTTAAATCTTTTTCTAATAAACCTATTATTATGAAAGATTACTACGAAGTATCTGGTTCTGACTCTTCAAGAATTGGTTGGGTTGAAGTTTCTGCTGAAAGCGGTCAATCAGGTTACTTATGGTACTTAAAAGCTGAAGCTGACACAAGGTCTAGATTTACTGATTACATTGAAATGGCAATGTTAGAATCTGAACTTGCTCTTGCTGCTTCTGAGGTTCAAGGTTCTACTATAATACCTGGATCTACTACAAATGCTACTAACGATGCTGGTTCTGAAGGTTTATTTGCTGCTATTGAATCAAGAGGTAATGTTACTACTGGTGTTACTGGTACTAATCCTGCTACTGATTTAGCTGAGTTCGATGCAATACTAGCTGAGTTTGACAAGCAAGGTGCTATTGAAGAATACATGATGTTTGTTAACAGATCAACTAGCTTAGCTATTGATGATATGTTAGCTTCAATGAATTCTTATGGAGCTGGTGGTACATCTTACGGTGTGTTTAACAACTCTGAAGATATGGCTCTTAATTTAGGATTTACAGGATTCCGTAGAGGTTCTTATGACTTCTATAAGTCTGACTTTAGATACCTAAATGACTTAGCTACTAGAGGTGGTATTAACGCTGCTAGCGCTGCTAATGCAATTAGAGGAGTCATGATTCCTGCTGGTACTTCATCAGTTTATGATCAAACTGTTGGACAAAGCATGAAGCGTCCTTTCTTACACGTTAGATATAGAGCTTCACAAACTGATGACCGAAGAATGAAAACTTGGGTTACTGGTTCTGTTGGTGCTGCTACATCTGCTTTAGATGCAATGCAACTACATTTCTTAACTGAAAGATGTTTAATCACTCAAGGTGCAAACAACTTTATGTTAATGAAGTAAACTATTTTTAAAAGACCGAGGCTTCGGCCTCGGCCTTTTATTTTATTAATTTTATTATATATTATATTATGGCAAAAAAACAAAAAACAGAAAAGGTAGAGGTACCTGTTGTTGAAACACCGGTTGTTGAAACACCAAAACCTAAAAAAGTTGAACCTAAAAAACCTAGTTGGGAAATAAAAGATAGAGTTTATTATTTAAAAGGAGATAAAAAACCATTATCTTATATGTTAAGAAGTTCAAACATATATTGGTTTGACGAAGAAAAAGGTTACGAAAGAGAATTAAAATATTGTCAAAATCAAAAAACTCCTTTTGTAGACGAAATGATAGGTGATCAAAGATTAGAGCATATTATTTTTAGAAACGGTACTTTATTTGTAGAAAAAGAAAAAACAGTACTACAAAAATTATTAGACGTACACCCTCATAAAGACAAAATATATTATGAGTACAATCCAGTTGAAGAAGCCGCTGAAGATATTGAAATTTTAGAATTAGAAGCTGATGCAATAGTTATAGCTAGAGATATAGATATTGATTTAGCAGAAGCTATTATGCGTGTAGAAGTTGGTTCTAAAGTATCAGAGATGAGTTCTAAAGAACTTAAAAGAGATTTATTAGTATTTGCTCGTAATAATCCTGCTTTATTCTTAGAATTAGCTGCTGATGATAATGTTCAACTTAGAAACTTTGGTATTAAAGCTGTTGAGCTTGGTATTATTAAGTTGTCTAATGATCAAAGAAACTTTTTATGGGGATCAAATAATAGACCTATAATGACAGTTCCTTTTGACGAGCATCCATACACGGCCTTAGCACATTGGTTTAAAACTGATGAAGGTATGGAAATATATTCAAATATTGAAAAAAGATTAAATTAATCTAACTGTAGATGCAGTCGCTCTACGGGGCGATTGCAAACTACAAACAAAATACAATTATGAGAGGAAATTTGCAAAACTACACTAGAAGATCTAGAGGACTAGGAGACACAATACACAAATTTACAACAGCGACTGGTTTAAATAATTTAGCACAATTAGGAGCAAAAGCAATGGGTAAAAAAGACTGTGGTTGTAAAAAAAGACAAGACGCTTTAAACAAAGCTTTTCCTTATAAAAAATAACAAAGATGATAAGTATAGATACGGTATATCAAAGAGTTTTAGCTTTAGCTAATAAAGAACAAAGAGGTTATATAACTCCTTTAGAGTTTAATCTTTTGGCTAATCAAGCACAGCAACTTATATTTGAGCAGTATTTTTACGACTTAGATGAAGCAAAAAAACTAGATACCGATACAACATCTGTGTCAGATATGGTAGAGTTAATTGAAAGTAAATTATCTTATTTTACATCATTAGCTCAAGTTGATAATGGTACACAATATCCAAAAGAAATATTAGATTCTGTTACTAATAATCCTATACCAGTATATAGAACTGGTAGGATTTTTGTTTTAGTTGGAGGAAATGTTGTTGGTAGTGCTTTTAATTACGAAGCCAAATTAGTTGATGTTAATGAATCACGAGATTATTTAGACTCGCGTTTTCACAGAGCTGGTTTACGAAAAAATCCTATATACGTAAGAAGTAATTCAGCTGGTGGTGATATAGAGGTTTATAATCACAATGGTATATTAGACCAAGATGTTACCTGTGAAGTAATAGTTAGACCTGTTAAAGCTGAATGGGGTTATGATGTAATAAATGAAAGAGCTTTATACAACGCTAGTAGATCAACTCAGTTTGAATTACACGAATCTGAAGAAACAGAGTTAGTACAAAAAATATTAGTTTTAGCTGGTATTACTATTAATAAACCAGATTTAGCTCAAACAGCTGTTCAATTAGAAACTTTAAAAATACAACAAGAAAAACAATAGAATATGAATCAACATGCCTATTATAGTGGTAATGATTTTGGTGGATACCAATTCATTTCGTTAAATGAAGTTATAGATAATTTTACAGCAACTTATGTCGGTGAAGGAAAATTACTACAAAGAACCCTTAGAGCTGATGTTAGTTTTCACGCACATAGAGCTCTTCAAGAATTATCTTATGATACTTTAAAATCTTGTAAATCACAAGAAATAGAAGTTAATCCAAGTTTAACAATGCCACTACCTCATGATTATGTTAATTATGTAAAATTATCTTGGGTTGATAATTCTGGAATAGAGCATATAATATACCCAACTAGTAAAACATCAAATCCTACACCTATAAGACAAAACGATGACGGTGATTATACTTTAACCGCTGTAGGAACGTTAACAGAAAACTCTGCGACTGTAGTTTTAGATGATGAATATCCAGAAATATTAGTTGGCATGCAGGTTATAGCGCCAAGCATACCTATAGATGGTAATGCTAACACAACTACAGCTAACGCTGGTTATTTAGGTATAACTCGTGTTTTAAGTACTTCTAATAGTGGTGGAATCACAACTATAACTTTAGCAGATGAACTAGGAACTAATGTAGAGGCTACTTGGGGTACTGGTGCTGCTACTAACTCTCAAGAAACTTTAACTTTTCTACCAACATATCAAGCTTTACCTGGGCTTGTTCAACCTACCACTTGGCCTAGCGCCCAACTCAACCCTCATTTAACAGACGCGACTGGTCCTTCTGATGTGTTTTTACAAGAAGAAACAAATCATATAGTAGAATCTCTTACTTGGGATACTTCAGATCCTAAAATACTAGCTGCTTCAGCTTCTGACATATCTGACATTAAAGTTGGAATGAAAGTTTCACATAATAC